CAGAACCTCTTTTATAAAGTTCTCCAAATGTTACTCCAGCATCTTCTTCTCCGCCTACTCTTGTTGATCTAGAACCAACCTTTCTTAATCCACCAATCTTTGAAGATCTTTCTGAATACTCTCTTAATAGTTTTGCAGCAGCAGCTGCTTTTCTCATGTCTGTAAACTTAGGCAAGAACTTACCTAAAGCCGTTACACCTGTTGCAAATTTAATTCTTCTTACAGATGTTCCTACTGCCTTAGCAATCTTACTTGTAATTGATCCAGCTCTTCCTGCGCCTGAGCGAAGAGTTGAACGCATATTGTAGTCTGTATTCTTATCAATTGCTGTACCAGTTGCAATTGTTGTTCCTGTTCCAGGAACCATTGTCATTCTATCTATAGGTACACCTGAAGCAATTGACAAAGCATTCATTCTTTCAATCATCTTTGCGTTAATTGCTGTAAGAGCTGCCTGTGATCTTTCTACTGAAAGGATTCCAGCTTCCGCCGCTGCCGCTACACGAGCACTTGATGCTGCTGCTGTTGAAGTGATTGCTTCCATTTTTGGAAGAATGTGGCTAAAGTCTGCCATAAATTCTGCTGGCAATTTACCAGTTGAATCAATAATCTTTTCCACTGCCATGATTTCATCTTTTGAACGCATTGCCATAACAGTCATTTGAGTGTGCCATCTTGCGGCCTCTGTAGCATTGATTGCTGTGCTTGCGCCATTGATTGTTGTAAGCCCAGGAACATTTGGAACTGTTGCTCCAGGCATTGCCATCATTTGTGGGTTCTGGCCAATCTTTTTATTTGTTGAAGGATCTAAAGGTACTGATGTGTGGAAGGTTTGTGCAAGTCTTGCTTCTTCTGAGAGTTTGGATTGTGGGTTATAGTGTGCAAAATCGTATGATCCAATTCCAACTCCTTCTGCAGCTCCTGCAATAATTGGCTTAGCTGTAACAGTTCCGCTTCTAGATAAAGTTGCAATTTGCTGCATTTCTAAACGCATTCCGTTTAGTGCAGTTGTTAAAACTTTTGCTGCTGCAGCATCTGAATAAAATGTTTTTTCTACTAATGCACCAGCTTGATTAGCTGCCATCATTTCTGGAGTAAGTAGTTTAAATCCTTCTGCATGACTAAAGAAGGCTCTAATTCCTGAAAAGCCCTTCATGACATATCCAAGGAAGTTAGCAAATACACCAGTCAACATAATAATTGGGCCAGCTACTGCTGTAAGTCCGCCTAACAAAGTAACCATCTTTTTAATTGGCTCTGGCATTTTGTTAAATGCGTTTACAACACCATTTGCAAAATTAAGAAGTCCTGTTGCAATTCCAAGGAACTGCTCTCCAACTGTCGCCAAGTCTGCCTTCAAAGATTCAAGTGCTCTTCTGTACTTACCAGAAGCAGACTCTGTAATCATTCCTAATTCTCGACCTGCTACTTGAGAAAGCTCATCTGTGCTTGCCTTCATCAAATCTAATACCTGCAGTGTCTGGCTTCCCTGTTTTCCTAGGTTATCAAACAAAGCTCCCATGCGAGCAAACTGATACTTACCAAAAAGAGTTTCGATGGCCTGTTGCTTTTGCAACGGATTAAGCTTGTCCATCGCCTTTTGCAACTCCATAATTGTTGCTGTAATATTGCCAGCGTTTCCTTCTACAATTTGAGTTAAGTTAATTCCAAATCCAGCAAACTGTTCTTTTGCAACCTTTGTAGGATTGATAAGAGAACCAAGTGCTGATTTTAATCCGTTAGCTGCTGAAGCTGCATCTACTCCGCCTTCTTTCATTGCAACCATCATCAAGGCTAGGTCTTCTACCCCACCGCCAAGGCCTTTAACAACTGTACCAGCTCTAGGAATTGCTTCAACCAAATCTTCAAGGGTTGTAGAAGTTTGGTTTTCTACTGCGTTTAGAAAGTTAATTGATTTTGCAAGACCGTCTGTATCTTGCTTAAAAGCATTCTGAATTGCAAGAGTTGCCTTCATTGCTTCTTGCTTATCAATTTCACCAAGGACTGTAAGTCTTGTAGTTTCACGAATAGATCCTAAAAGCTCGTTACCAGTTTTTCCTGTAGCTGCAATATCTGCTGCCAAAGAAAGTGTCTCTTTAAAAGATACTCCGTATGCTGCAGCAAGCTCTCTTGCTGTTGCAACTGCATCTGATCTTACCTTGCCAAGCTCTGCTTCTGAAGTTTTTGAAAGTCCGCCATAAACCTTTGTAAGTCTTACTAGCTCTTGATCTGCCTCTCTAAAGGCTTTAGCAGCTGCAGCGCCAAATGCTGCCATTGGAACTGTAAGTCCAACAGTCAGCTGACGTCCAGCCCACTGAGTATTCTTACCCCAGTTAATTAAGCTATTTGCTCCATCTTGCATAACCTTGTTAAGGATAGACATTTCGGTTCTTGCAAGCTTTGTTTTATTAGCTAGCTCATCAATTCCAGTTGGAACATGAACATTAAACTGCATTTGTCCTTTTTGGTTTCTTCCCATTGGCTGAACAATTGCGTTTTGCAATGCTGTTTGCTGTTTTGCAAGGTCACGGATCATGCCACCAGCTTGGCGATGATATTGCTGCCAATGCTGGTAGTAGTCTCTTAACTTTAATTTTCCTGAATCTAAGGCCTTGCCAAACTTTTCAGTATCACTTGCTAGTGTTACGAAGTGAGTATTGAATTGATTGCTTTTCCTGAGTACATCTGAAAAAGCATTATTTGTTGCAGCAATCTGTTGAGTAAGAGCAACATTTGAAGATCCAAGCTTTTGTTGTAAAAGTGTGAGCTGTGATACTGCTTTATGTATCTGACTTATTAAGCCAGAAAAATCAGCATTAGCGGTTATATTAGTATTAATATTTTCTGCCACTTATTACTCCTCGGTATACCCCAGTCCTTGATTTATACCGAAACCCTTTGTTGCAGCGGCTTGACCACGAAGTCCGATGATATCGTTTTGTAGTCCGTTGATTCCTTGTGCTCTCATCTGAATCTCTTCAAAAGTTGGGTACTCACTTTCTTCCTCAACCGTTGCATCCTCCCCTAGATTTATTCCTTGCAATGAAGCTTGGAACTTTCTATCTTCATCTTCCTTTTTACTTATACCTTTTAATAGTTGTACAAGCTCTGGCATTGAAAGACTATCTTCTAACTCTTCAAAATTTTTCCATTTACCAATTAGAAAAACTTGCGCTTCTAAGGCGGCTAGGTCTAGTTCTGACCAGCCAGAACTGCTGCCGCCAGAAGATTTGGGTCGTCCATCTTCATTCCGCCACATACTTCAAGAATACGATTGATTGTTGGTACGTCCAACGCATCTTCAAATGCATCTTTGTCTGCGACAAGTTCTGGCAATTGCTTTTCTAGTGCGACACCACATGCTTCAATTAGAATGTTTAGAGTATCGTCTTCGCCTGTAACTTCTGCTGTCTTCTGAATGACAGTCATGAACTTTCTAAGTTCCTTAATTGTGAGCGGCTTGAGCTTCACCTTTGCGCCATTTTGTAGTTCAATTTCCTGTACATCGTACACTGTTGTTGCCAATTTATCCTCCTAGGATCGTCCTTATCATTATAGCAAAAATACCTGCATAAGCAAATAACAAACCCCCATTTCTGGGGGTCTGCTCTCAATATTAAATTGTTATTTAATTGTAATTACGCTTCAATCAAACGGTCAATAATCTTGCCGTATTCTGCCCCTGCGTATGCTGCATCAGGAAGAAGACGGAAGGTTACTGGAAATACTGTTGGGTTGTTACGTGCTAGTGTGAATTGTGATTGCTGTACAGAAAGTACACGACGTGCATAATATACACGCTCACGCTTCTTGTTAGCTGCTGAACGTGGTGCAAGACCGACAGCGATTAGCTGACGCTCTGTAGGCTCCTGTCCAAGAGCTCCTGCTTCCAATCCGAGTGCGTCGTTTGAAAGAGTTGATGCTCCCTGACCAAATACCTTGAGAACGTTCTCAAGTGTTGCTTCAGTGAATTCAGTTGCAAGCATAACTTCCATAGACTCCTTGAACAACTTTGCTGTGTCAAGAAGCTGATCTACTGTTACTGAACCGTATGTTGGGTTGTAAGTAATCTGAAGACCGTTATTTGTGTAACCAACGTTTGCATAAGCTGTACCTAGTGCACCTGTGAGTTCACGGGTTGCTGGGTCGTAGATTGATGTGTTAGCTGTTACGTTTGATCCTTCTGGAAGAACAGTTGCGTAAGTTGATTCTGTTGAATCCTTCTTTGATAGGAACATAGGTGCTGCTCCAACGATAATATTCTTAGCTTCAAATGCCATTTATTTCCACCTCCTGGAAAGTTAAAAATTTTTGTAAAAACAGTGCTGGCTAGGCGGGTTTCCTCTTAGTACAATAATAGGCCAAAATGGTTCATAAAGCAAGGCTAATTGAACCTGCCACTGACAGATACCTCTCTAGAATACTTGATTTCTACTATTACATCTGTAGAAAGGAATCCTAGGACCTCATCTGATGGGGCAGTTGGTGAAATATCTCCAATATAGACAGTATGGAATCTAAACTTTGAAGAATTTCCAATAAAATTGTTGATATCTCTGGCAGATTCATCTGATCTTCTAAACAAATCAATAATAAAGTTTCTCATTTCATTGATTTCTGAGATATCTGTGGAATAGAGGGTAAACATAACCTGCTCACTGCATATAAGCCATGTGTCATCATAGGTAATGCCAGTCTTATCATAGACTATATGCTTCTTCCCGCTCAAGAATTGATTGAGTTCTGGCAATTGCTGAACTGGTATAAGTGGAACAATGGTCTCATTTATGTTGTCTGAGTAGTAATCTGTCTCATCAAAGATGTCCGCAGCCTTGAACTCATTCCACAAGAACTTCCTAAGCTCATTTACTGCATCTAATTTATAGTTTGCCATTACATGTTCCTCCCGATTGTCTGGACCGCTGCCTGTGCAAGGTTCCTTACGGATGCTGGAGAGTAGGTATAGGCCTTTGCTCTTACCAATGGTGGCAACATCATAGATTGTCTGGTTACGAGATGGAAAGCTTGCTCCACCCCAGAATTTTTAATTGAATTTTGAATAAGATTTCCACGGACAAAGAACTTGTATGTATTGCCAAATCCCATTTTAACGTACTTACCTCCTGGGCTTTGTACTCTTACTGAGCGACCTGGCTGAAGAATTACATTTTTCCCGTCCACAACAAAAGCAAGTCTTCCGCTAGGAGTCCTTGGAGTAATTAAAACTGGATTTCCAGATTCCATAACAAATGCTTTATTTTTAAATATATAGTTCTTTCCCTTAGTTGATTGCTTTGGAACGGATGTCTTAGACATCTTAAACTTATAAGACATTGAAAAATTAAATCCGCCTTTATTCTCTTTTGTTAGCTCAAACAATCTACCAGACTTTTCTCCAGTTTTTCCCCACTCATAAACATGGTGTAAATATTTTGGCTTTGATCTTGCTTGCATATCAACATAGTTTCCAAGGTCCTTATTTATTTGATTATAAATTCTATTAACAAATCCTTCTTGAATTGTTGCCTCTGTAGCCATATATGACATTACCTGAGTTTGGTAATAAAGGGCTGCAGAAATTTTTTGAACAGTTCCCCCATGGTCTATGACCCCAGACGGCTTTGAGCCTCTCATAAGGCCTCCTAGGGCGTTAGAAGCTGACTGTAGGGCTGCTGCATTACTCGCCAATTGTCTGGTTCTCCGATCTTTGTGCTAGCAAATTGTAGCCAAGCACATTTCCAAATGGGTCAACAATTGGAGTATTTCCAACTATTTCAAATACTGTTGGTGTGTTTGTTGGGTAATTTAATTCAAACCAAATAACTTTGCCTTCATTATTTCTAATGTTAGTTATTTTATCTCTATGGGAAACAAATTGATCTACACGAATTTGAATAGCTTCAGTGTCTTTAAACTTAGTTGTATATTTTTGCTTATCTGAACCACGACCACCTGTAGAGCTAATGCTTCCCTTGGCAAAGCAGGGGACTGTCTTTGCAAAAGCCCAAGTTTTTCTAAGCGCACCAGTGTCTTCATCTTGAGAGTCCATCTGAGAATAAACATCTGCCTTCATTGACAGAATTGAGCCAACTAGGTCTACGCTCATTAGATCACCAGCATCTGCTTGATAACATATCCAGAAAGGATATTATCTACAAAAAAGTTTCCTGTTCCATTATAGACCTGTGGGTCAAACTCAAATTGCCAGTCAAATGTCTGAATGTTTTTTACGTACTTATGCTTCCACTGAGTATCTTTATTAAAGAAATCTTTCATCAACTCAATTGTTGCAATTGATACTTCATCTGGAACATACTCCCATCCAAATTTGCCCTGAATTCTATATGCTACATTTTTCTGGAAAAATCCTTGAAAACCAATATCGTATACGGTTGGTGAAACCATGCCGTTTGCAAGATAGACTGTGTTGTCTCTGTTTAAGGCTAAACCACGGTCAACCTTAATTCCATACCCGCTTGATACTGGAATTAAATCATACCCAATATTATTTACGTTATTTGGGTTATCAATCAACAAGATGTCATTTGCGTAAACTTCATGAAGCTCGTTAATCTTGTATAGCGTTTGAAGAGAATCATCTCCACCGCCATAAACTGTAACAGCATCATCATATGTGTAGAACAAATCGTTTGTATAGCTTTCAATAAGTTTTCTTGCATACTTTTCTGCAAGCATTAGCTCTTCGTATGACTTATAGTTTTCATCACTTGGATCTACACCAATTCCAAGGGCATCTATTGCCTCTGAAATATTTACGTATGGGGTAACAACATCTACATGAGTTGTGTTTGTTCCAGGATTACCTTGAACCTGATATGACCAAACAAGCTTTAGCTTTCTATTTCTAGAGGTAATTGAAAATGGCATGACCAATTCATAATTACCGTTGTCTGTTTCTAGGTTGGTGGCAGTATATGTTCCAATTGCCACCGCTGGATTAATTGATGGACTAATGGCTGGGTCTTCAGTTATATCGTAAACAGTAACGGTTACGTTCCCATCTGCATCTACTGGTTGACCTCCCCAGTAAATCTTTTGGCGTATTGCCCCGTTACTATTTACATATAATTCTGCCATTTTAAATTTTCGTTAAGCGTAGAAGTCCTGAACCTCTGTCGCTGTTGCTAAACGAAAACCCTCCTCTTTTTCAAAAATTTCTTCTGCTTTCTCTGAAGGCATAGCCACAAATGGATGTTCCTTTGTAAAAGTAAATCCAAGAGTGTCGTATCTGAAGTTAGCTCTTGTCATCTTTACTAGAACAGTATTTTCTGGTTGCTCCTTCTTGGGATCAAACTTTGGAAGGACCTCTTCCATTTCTACTGCTTCATCTTCAATGTTTTTAATTGTCTTTTGGTATACATCCCATGTAACGCCTTCTTCTGCGAGGGCTGCAACGATTTCCGCTTTGTTCTTTGAGTTTGGTAAATCAACCGCAAAATCTTCGGCAATCTGACGAAGCTCAGCAATTTTTAATGTCGTAAATGACATACATTCTCCTTTGTTCTCATTAATTATAGCATTTGAACGTTAAAAGGTAAAGACCCCCGAAATATAAATTTCAGGGGTCTTTAATAGTAATTCCTTAAATTAAGAAGCTACCTTAACGTTCTTTACGACTACCCAAGCATCTGCTTGTTCAATCTGAACGCCTACACGAGTGTAGAGTGTGTACTCGACTGAGTCCTTACGTGGCCAGAAGAATCTGTAAACAGTTACATCACGCTTAATTCCAATAACTACGTTATTTGGGAATGAAAGGTGGATGTCACCGTGATCTCCTGATGCACCTGTATGTGTACCAGTCTGAGTTTCCTTTAGAAGTGGAACTTCAACGATTGGAATACCGAATGCAAATGGTGCTACATAACCAGCTGGTCCACCAAGTGGAGCCACATCACCACGGATAACGCTTGAAGCGATATCTTGTGGGATTGTCTGATTTGTACCAATGCTTTGCTGGTATAGGAAGTCCTGGATAAGGTTAGATCCTGCAAGGAAGCGAAGGTCTGTACGACGTTGCTTGTACTTACGTGGAAGTGCCTTAAGTGCGCTGTTGAATACTGCACGAGAGATATTAGCTCCCGCTGCATCTACAACGTGTCCATTGCCCTTAGCTCTCTTAACAACACCATCAAATGCCTTGTATAGGTTATCTGATGATAGTGAGGTATCTCCATTGAGGACTAGGTCTTCAATGTCATTACCTGCCTGTGTTGCCATAAGACGTGCAATATGGTCTTCAAGATCTGGACCTTCGATGTTGTCTTCTAGAGACTCTGTTGAGAGTTCCCAATCAAGACGAAGCTTCTTTGTGGTCAAAGAAATCTTGGAGAATGTAACGCCTGCGTTTGATCCTGTATCTTCAGCTTCTGAAGCGACTCTCATCAACTTCTCGCCTACTCCGATACGATCAATCTCAGTTGTGTCTGCCTTCATTCTAACTGTACGTGCTACTTTACCGATAACGGTTGCATCAAATACATAATCTAGAAAGCGAGCTGACTGCTCTGGGTTGAGGAGACCACCTGTTTGGGTAGCTCCGACGTGAATGCCAGACCCTGTAATGGATCCACCGTTCATGCCTGTAGATACAGTAGTATTTGCTGCTACTGCCTTTTCTAATAGTTCATTGCTCATTTATTTTTTCACCTGCCTTTTTAATTTAGAATGTCGTTCACGGAACCGAGGAAAGCGCCGCTCCATTTTGATTTCTTTACAAACTCTGTTGACCCGCCAAGGTCAGCAGACTTCTTGATTGCAGTCTCGCCCTCTACTGCGTCGATTCTCTTTTCTACTGAACCGATTGTTTCACGAATACCCTTTACGGTCTCGCTTAAATTATTGTGCTGTTCTGCCAAATCGACGATTCTTGCTTCAACACTCTTGCTAAAGGACTCCACAGTGTTTTTAACTTCTGCAACCTGTGCTGCATTTGTTTCTGCTGCCTTGCTAAGTGTATCGGACAAGAAGCCCTTAAGGTCCCCTAGCATCTTTGCAAAATCAAGCTCTTCTGAAGCTGCTTCTGCTGCTGGTTCTCCTGCGGTATCGGCGGCAACTGAATCCTCAGCTGGTGCTGATTCTTCTGCAACTGCTGGCGCCTCTTCTGCTGCTGGTGCTTCTGCTACTGGAGCTTCTGCTACTGCTTCTGCGACTGGTGCATCAACTGTTGTTTCTTC